GCTAGGTTCAAGCACACTTCAACAAACCACTTTCAACAACAAAAAGGGAGCGATTATCTCGCTCCCTAATTTAGGATTATTATAATTGTGATATGATTTGCTCGAAGTATTTTTGATTGTCTATAATACTTTGAGGTACTTTATTTTTTTTGATAAACTCTCTATTTGAGGCTAGTAATTCCTCATAGAGTTTCTTTTTAGATTTAATGATATATTGAGGAATATCTATTAACACATTAGCTTTTTTAAATCTAAGGTTAGCTGTTGTGTCGTACTCGATATCAACTTTTCTATAAGAGTTATCAAAGGCTTGCTTGATAGTTGAACTAAGTCTAGCTTTTTCATAAATGAAAAAAGACTTTGATTTATTTCTTTTCGGATTGAACAATCTAAAAAGAATTTTATTGTCTGCTTTCTCTCTTAATGATAGAGGTACTTTATTTTCTATTAACTTTGTCATATATTTCTTCTTTCTATTTTAGTTAATATCTGCAGTATATATTTTTTTATACATAATTAAACAAAATAATATTATTTGTTTAATTATAATGTTGTTGATATATATACTCCTGATCCCTGCTGCACACTCTGGATCCTAGGATCCCTACGGATCACTCGGGCTCAAGCCAATTTCAACAGCCTTCAACAAGGCCGGGTTGCTTGCTACTGAATGTTGTGGTCCTTTGCAATCTTGTCTAGGTATGTGGACATCTCATCATCGTTCATAGCATCAAGTGTTGAGTGTTGTACTTCTTTCTTCTCAATCAAAAACCCTAACAACTGCGACTTCAACCTTATCGCATTGACTGCTGCTGAATACTGCTTCTTGCCACAAGCATCAGCATACACTTTATCGAGCTTTTCAACCTCTTGTGACACAGATTCACTTGTCAAGCGCCTAGCATCAACCCTTAATCTATCGATGTACTGGATAATCTTATCCTTCTTTAAGTTGCGGGCAGCTTGTACGTGAGCTGAAGTTTCAGAATAACCTGCGTCAACAGCAGCGTTTCTCTTACCTTTTCCACTAGCTATACCCTCACAGAACTTCTTTTCCATGTGGGTTAAGGTTGCCTCATTTGTTTGATGTAATTGGTTAATAGTTATCGCCATATTTATCCTAATATAACGATTTATTTATGAATGTAAATTAAAGATTACAAGCCTTAATTATATCTTCCTCAGTATAATAATGATCGTGAAATTCTTTATCTTTGATAGTTAAATGAAAATAACTTCCTAATTTACTATCCGATTCAGAAGTCCACTCTCCTACTTCTTTTCCTTTATACCAAATCGTACCTTCATCTCCGTAAGGATGCATACTTGTGGTCTGATCCTCATCTTTTATAACTTTTCCTTTTTCATCTTTATAAATAAGCATTAAGTTCTCCTTTCTATTTAATAGTGATTTCTACTTCTTTAACTTCTATCTTGCGTGCTGTATTAGAAGTGATAAAGTCTGCTTTTTCTTTCGCTTCTTCTAATGTTTTCGAAAGAATGTAATCAGTGGTTTCGTAATTCGCTTCGCTAGGCATGTATGCGAATTTTGTGATTGGATCGGAATGAAAGAAATCGCTATATTGTCCATCTTGGCGTTCTTTATCTATTATTGCATAAGCTTTAAGTTTCATTATATTCTCCTTTCTATATTTATTTAATTAACTTAAAAATATAGAATAGATAACAATATTAAACAATATTATTAAAGATTATTCTGGATACCAGGATAATTCTTTTAATTCTTTTTTGTAATTTAGATTATCTTCTGGATGATCTTTAATTAATTTATTAAGTGTTTTTCTCTCTGACTTAATAGTGTTGTATGTTTCTTCTTCTATTTTTATGGTAACTTTTCTGACTGTTCCATAATCTTCATAAGTATGTCCTGACCACCACCCGGCGTCCGCTTCTGCTTCTTTTTGAGAAGTATAAATAGGAAGAATTTCGGGTCTTAAATCTTCTTTTTGTTTGATATCCATTTCTGGTTTTAAGAAAGTAGTATAGTGTAATCTTTTAGGACTATCTACTTTTTCTCTATCCTTATCGTAAAATTTTAAAACGATGTATCCAGTATATTCCATGAGTTCTCCTTTTTATTTAGTTTTTAATTAATTTAAAAATATAGAATTATTATCCTTTAAAAACAATATTAAAAAGTTTCTATTAGAGAATAGGTATGATAAAGTACCAAGGCGTCTGGATTAATCTTAGTTTTAAAGGCTTCAGTGGTGTAATATTTATTATCGAAAAATTCCAGGACGGTTATATCTTTCTCTTTGTTATAAAAAACTTTTAAAATAGTGTCGTCTATATTGTTATTATATGTTGCTATTTTATTAGTATCGTCATATTCGGCTTCAAATGTTTCTCCTATGGATTTTTCTTCTAGTTTTTCTATATATCCTTCGATATTTTTAATATCCATTAGTTCTCCTTTCTATATTTATTTATAACTATGTAAGTGTTTAGTTTTCGTTTTCTGCCAATTGATAATATCTTTAAGACTATGATGATTTAAAAGTTTAGCTGTAACAAATCCAGTGCTTTCTTCTTCTTCGGAATCAACAAGGGTAAATGGTCCAGATGAATATCTATTTATACTATGATAAACTTTAATTCGATGAGTAACCTCATTTTGCGTATAACTTTCCTCACCAATGACTTTATAATCTTTTTCATCCTCTTCGGTCATTGTATACTCTGAGTCCACAATAAGGTCGTCTATATAATCGTTCTTATGTTGGATAATATAATTAAATAGTTTCATAAGTTCTCCTTTCTATATTTATTTATAATTTTAAATATATAGAAAGAAGAACAATATTAAACAACTATCGTTTTATTTTGACTTGTGCGTCCACACTTTGAATATTAACTTTTATTTGTTTTTGCAACTCTCTATGCATATTATCTATATGCTCCATAGCTTTATATCTCTTTCCAGCATGATCGCTATCATTTTTCTCTCTACGGATAAGAGCATCAGCAAGTATTATATCGAAACCCTCAGCAGTAAAGTAAACATCGTAGCCTCTATAAATAGCCCGATGAGTAATTACTCTTAAACCATATTTAGTTAAGTCTTGAGGTTTTTCGTTATAATCAGCTTTATAGATGATATAGTTTTTTCCAAAGTCTTCAATATACTTTTTCAACTCTTCATCTGTAACACTCCCTTCTTCGTTCCTTTTTTCTTCTCGTTGTAACCAAGATAAAGCTACAACATCAGAGATACTATTTTTTGGCATTTAAACCCTCCATTCTAGCCGGTATCACGACTTCATTATCACATTTATTACAACATACTCCACTCTCTTTTACTGGTGATGGATTAGCCCCAAACTCAGTAAAAAGTTTATTACATATAACACAAGTCTTTTCGTCAAGATTGATTTTATTCTCTTTACAGAATTTATCAATCAATTCTTCTATCGCCCAAGGACTTATATCATCTTCACGAGCCATACGAGATAACATCGAAGTATCTCCCCAACTCCCTTCCATGTAATCAGTTTGATATTTAATATCCTTAAATAACCCTTTAAGTTTATCTATATCCATAACTTTCTCCTTTTTATTAATTTAACTTAATTTTAAAATATAAAGAATAAAAATCAAGTTAAACAATATTATTCTTTTCTTGCAACATATTTAGACCACATCTCGTATATATTACCTTTATCCATTAGCTTTTCATTATTAAAATCGACATGCCAGATTTTTACCATTAAGTCATTATTTTCAAACCAAACATCATAACGATAATCTAAATCACCATGCCTATGTGGTCCTTCACTTAACATTGCTCCGCCACGCTTTCCATCTTTGGCAGTATAACAAAAAGCTGCAGCATATTCGTCAGCTTCAAATCGTGGAAATTGCCAAGCAGATTTTCTTGCTTTGCTAATCATTCTCAAAGCATTCGAAGGATAGCCATCAAAATGATAATAAACACTATGTGCACTTTCTTTGTCTCTAAATGTATAACATGCTCTTGTGCTCATCTTTCTCCTTTCTGAGTTGTGCTAGTTTCTGTTTTACAGGTAGCACAACCCTTACCTTTCAGTTAGCGGTAGATACCTGGCAGAACTCCTCTAGGGTTTTATACTGGCGTGATCAGTATCTACCTATAATAGCCACAGAGATTTTAAACGAAGTCTGTGGCTATTACTATTATTATAATAATTAAAAATTATCATAATAAAACAAGTTTAACTTTTTAATGTATATGTAGATTTTTCAGATTTTCCTCCAGCACCTAAAGAATCAATAACTTCTACTGCGATAAAACCTCTTGCTCTATCCCAATCTAAATCTATTGTTTTTCCCCCTGCTGAAAGGAAATCTCTAATCTTCATGCCATTTTTGTATAAGTTAAATCTTCTCCAGCCTTCGCATCCTTCTCTTTTAGGGTTTTTAGGTACACAGAGTTGAATTTTAGCATCTCTGTCATACTTATAAGTTCCCTTAAAGTCTTTAGGATCCATAGCTTTAACTTTTGCTTTAGGTTTCACTACTTCAGACTTTTTAGTCTTAGGTGTTACCTTTGGCTTAACAGCTAAATTGATAGACATATTTCTCCTTTCTTTTTTTTATTTATTATCTTAACTTTAACTTGTTTAATCTACTATATATACAATAAAATTAAACAATAAACATTAAAATTAAGTCCTCGCGGCAGCCTCGGGTATTGGCGGTATTGGCATAAAGTAAGCACCAATACCAGTTATTATCATTGGTATAATTGAATAGTAGTCGAAAAGGTATTGGTATTGGCTCTTTTTATATTTTTTCATTTTATTTTTTTCAAAAATATTCTCTATATAGTAAGAATGATAAATAAAAAAATGAGTACACATAAGATAATAGGGAGTTTAAAAAACCAGAATAACATTTGAATTTCCTTATAATTAGATTAAATAAGTCTTATATATTATAAATTTAATCTAAATACAAGTATCGTTATTGCTCGTTCCTATTTATTTCTAGTACAGATAGAACTCCAGAAATAACATTAGCAGTTCCTGCACTAACTGAAAGAGTTTGGGATTCCTCCAGGATCAAAGGTCCTTTCAACAAGTTTACAGCAGTATTAGTCACTACATCTTCAATCGCTGCATTATAACTCGTGGTCGTATTATTAGCACTAACTGTTACAACAGTATTAGCTCCTAAATTAGTAGTTTGTAAAGTTTTAACAATAGCACGTGTGTCAGAAGGTACTGTATAAATTAAATTAGCTCCAGTATTAGATAGAGCAAACATTTCATTTTTATATATATTAGCCACTTAAAAAAAACTCCTTTCTATCTTGTTCATCGTTTTGATCTTTAGGGTAAGTTGAATTTAAAATCTTAACCATATCTTGTAAATCTTCAATTAACTGGTTAAAATCATTTTGTACATACTTTTCAGGTGCAGAATTTAATCGTGAGATAGGTACTTTAGCCATATTATTATGGTATTTTAATTATTCAATAATGTACAGCGAACTATGTTTAAGTCGGATCGCTATCGTCCTTTAATTCCTGTTCTAGTTTCTTTACCTCTCTAGAGATATTAACCATGTCAACAGTAACTGCACCATTAGCTATAAACTCACTAGCCCATTTGGCTTCCAAGTTTCTTTTCTGGTTCAGTTTTTCCATCAGAGCTACGCTCATATTTGTACTCCTCTATAAATAGTGCATTTGCATCATCAGGAATGTAATTTAATTCAGGTTCCCAACGAAATGTGCCCACATGCTCAGACCAGAGAGCCTTTTCAGCTACCTCTAAATTGTCAGCTTCGATAAGTCCCTTTGCGTAATAACCGCAACGCCTGAACTGAAAATACACTAACATTTAAATTAGGGTTAACATACTTTATCGTGTTTGTAAAGTCTATTTATCTAATAAAGGTCGCTCACGAACGTGAGCTTAATCTAATAAATGTGACAAAATTGAAGTATTTTCTTTCTTTTTTAAAGGTCTACTACCTATATCATAAGCTATATAAAAGCCAATGATAGTGATCAATGATCCTAAAAAAAAGAGTAATATTCCGTAACCTATCGTCATTTATTTAATTCTTCTTGTAATTCTTGAAATTGTTTAGCCCATTTATTTAGAGTTAATGTATTTGAATAGTCAGTAACTATATCCTCATCTGTATCATTGTAAGGTATAAACCATGCCCAACCTATTTGTTTCTTATCTCTTTGATACACTATGATTTCAGTTTCATAATCTTTAATTGCTTTTCTTATTTCTTCATAGTTTTTTGAATATTTAACTGGAAATTCTCCAGTTTCTTTAGCATAGACACTTATACTCCACTCTGGTTTTTCTTTTAATATATATTGTACCATATTAAAATGGCCTTGCTTATACTCAATTGCTTTTGTTATATCTTCAATTTTCATTTTTGATTTTTATATATCTCAAAGAGTCCTTTTACTCTTACATCTATATCATTAACTTTAGAGTAAAGAGCAACAGGATATTTATTATTAATGGATTCTAATTTTAATTCCTGTATTCTTTCTAACACTTTATTAAACTTCAATGAAGTTTTTAAAGATATTTTCTTATTCAATGCCATGTTTATCTTTCAATTCTTTCGTTGCTAAAACTTCAGAATAGTATTCATCATTTAATATTTCAGTATATAAATCTAAATCTTGATCTGGTACTACTCCCTCACCTTCTTTAAGCACTGCTGAATCTATCGCTTCAACAGCAAAAGTATGAAATTTATCGCTTTCTTGAGTCATAAAAGCAGATATTGTTTCTTTTCTTACAGTATCAATATTTATATCTTTTACAAAATACTTTTCCTTTATTTGATCATAAGTAAGTTTAGGTCCTTCTTCTTTCTTTTCTTCATATTTAACATCATAAGAATTAATAGTTCCTAATGTACCTAGACTACTTTCAAGAGATAAGCCATCAATAGCTATATCTTCTTCAATTTCCATTTCAGCAGTAATTTTAATTTTTTGAGTCATGTATCTACTCCTGTTCTCCTTTCTTTACTTGTTTTACAAGTTTATTAATATAATCTTCCATATTCAAACCATCATTATTGGTGTAATTATCTAATGTTTCAGTTAATAAAATCATTCCATTCTGACATTTTATAGATAATCTATTTTTAATGAAATCAGTAATAGCTATATATTTTCTACCATTAATGAAATATATTTTTTCAGTAGGTTTAAAAACATCTGTTATATTTTTTGTCATTTTCTTCCTTTCTTTTTATTTTTTTCGAACTCAGGGTCGTAATAAGATACTAAATATTTTTTATCAGTAGTTAAACAATAAATCGCTCCTACTTTATTCCCTTCAAAATATCTATATATCCAAACTTCTCCGTTACCTTCTTGATAGTTTTCATTTTCTTTAAAATAAGTAAATTCTTGAGCTTTATCGCTACAAAACTCATAAGGTTTAAGTTCAGTTTCAACAATACTTTTTTCTCCATTAAGAAGAAGAAATACAATTAAAATTTTTATACTCATTACATTCCGTGCTTTCTTGGAATAATTAAATCTTCCATTTGTTTCGCAAGTTTCTTATTATCTTCTTCCACTTCTGTTACTCTCCTTTCTAATTCTTTAATTTTATCTTCAGCCTTTTCTCTTTTTTGTTTTTCATTTCTCCACATTTCAACAGGAGTTTGATAATCAGTAGTCATTATTTTTCCTTTAATAATACATTTATCTCATCTCTTATCTGTCTTAAAGCACAATCTCTTTTCCAATCTCTTTCAAAGAAAAATTGTGGATTATTTATATCCTTTATCTTTTGATCAATATACATCGAATATCTTTCAGCGTATGGTAAAGGAATATAACTTTGATTTCCATGTAGTTTTCTTGATCCTCGACCCTTTAGTCTTATACTGTATCTTCCTTTATGTAGATACTTCTTCATTAATTTAATGAAGTCCCAACCTTCTTGAGAGTTAGGAATACCAGTCATAAAGTGTATACAAGCATCAGCTTTAGCTTTTCTTTCTGCTTCAGAAAGTTTAGGTTTCCTCCAAAACTTAGAATATTTCATTGGAGTTCCACATAGTCTTATAGCTTTAATTACATTTTTATTATTCATATTATATCGCTCCTATAAGTAATAATATAATTAATACTTCCATTTTTATACCTTTCTATTTATTCAAATAGGGTTGTTTAATTAAAATTACATTTCCCCATATATTTCTCCTATTTATATCAGTTTCACTACGAGCATCTTCTGGTACTTCTTTATTATACCAGTGCCAATAACTTCTATATGCCATCGTTGCTTTTTGATTTAATTGAACATTATTTTTACCTAATGCGTTTTCGTCACAAAGCATTTCGTAGGTTTCTCCATCCCATCTAGCTTGCGCTACTTCCACAGTATTATCGTGAATTATAGCTCTTACATGCTCCCATTCTATAGGTTTAGCATGCATAAAACTAAAATGGAATCCAGTTTTTAATATTACTACATGTTTAATTATAGACAATCGGTTTTACCTCCTCCTCTAAGTTAAGTTTTAGTTTTTCATAAATGATATCAGGTATATCTAATTGATATAACTCTCCATTCGCATGTTCGAAAAGAATACGCCAACAATCCTCTCTCATCTTAATCGAGAAATGAATTGGCCACTCTTGTTTCTTGTCGAATTTTTTAATATCTTCAAAGTCATGTTCTTTAAAATGTCTAGGCCAATTTTTGGTTCTAGAGATTGTATTAGAATATATTAAATCACCTTGGTTAATTACTAAATGGTTCATTAATCTCTACCGTCCAATATATCTCTTAATTCATCTATATCAGAACCATCATCGCTAAAATCTGAAATTTCTAAATCGACAGATGCAGCGACTTCTTTATCAGTCATAATCTTATCTTCTTTTTTCCAGCCACCAGGTGGCTCGTTTTCTTTATTTACCTTTTTAATTATGGTACTCAACTTTTCTTTAGTCAT